CGTTTGCGCCTCACGACAGCTCCCACCCTCCCCTACGAAGCCCCTATCGTCTCCCAATAGGCTGCTTAGGCTAGTGTAGGCAGGCTGTAAGGTGCTGCAGAGGCTCTGTAGGGTGTTCATCTGCCTTGGTCCTTCTTCATCTCTGCATGCTTTAGGTCACTGCTGCTGATGCTACTGGAGGCAGTGCCATCTAGCTCATCCTTAAGGTTGTAGAGGTCTTCCTTACCCTTGATCTGACGGTCTACAGTCTTAGCAGGACTCTTCTTAGGGTTGCCTGGACCGTCCTCATCAGAGTAGTAGCCTACTGAAGCCATTAGCTTACTGCCATCCTTATAGAAGTTCACTCTAGCTTTACGATAGTTCAATGCCACGTTATCAGGCAGCACGTATTCATTGCCTCTCTTCAGCTTAGCGTTATGGCCGAAGTCGAATGCTCTAGAGATCATCTCACGCTCTTCATCATCGATAGGCTGACGATCGATCTTCGGTTCCTTCTTGCTGAACCAACCTTCATTCAGCTTATACTTAGCAGCTAACTCGTCATGAAGCGCTTTGTGTTTCTTCTTTGCGATCTTAGCAGCAAACATCTGTGATGGCTTAGAGATCGACATCGCTCTGAAGACTCTCATCTTCGTCATTGAAGACTTGTAAGCGTCTCGATCTGGACCTGCGGGAATCTTTGCCATGAAGGCTTCATCAGCTTCACGAGAGTCGGCATCTACTACCTTAGCTGCTACAGCGCCCACTGCTCCCTTTGCAACTGCGGCGCCGATTGAACCACCAGCTCCACTAGCATTGGCGCCTAAAGCAACAGCTCCGGCGAGGGCACCTGCTGCAGCCTTCTCTTTCCAGCCCTCTTGTAGCTCACTAGGCATGTACTCCTTGAAGCCCTTTGATGCAGCCACCTTCGACTTGCTATCAAAGTCAGCCTCATCAGTAGCAGTGAAGACCATACCGATCTCATCCTGGCTTAGCACGACTACTTCCTTACCAGTCTTCTTGACAGTAACTCTCTGACCCTTCTTAAACTTCTTGATAGGACCAGCTACTGCTTCGTGTAGTTCATTTAGCTTCATGTTGTTTTCTTTCCTAGACCCTGCTTGGTGTCAGATTGTAGAATGCTTCTAATAGAAGGCTTATGCGAACTGTAATCTCCACGACGATCAGTCTCCATGAAGATCCAACGATGCTTCACTGCTGAGTAGCGATAAAGACGTGGAGGAATCTTTGTCTCAGTTGGATAGTAGAGACGGAAGTAATCACCATCAGATAGACCAATAGGATCAGGCAGCTTGAAGCCTTCACCATACGGCTCTCCATTACGTGGCAGACCGTCTTCGATGTAGATACCTTGCGTACCCTTGAAGCTTGTTTGATCAGGTTGACCCTTAGCATTACGTACAGGAGCTGGAGCAGGCAGAGGTTGTCCAATAGTAGAACGTTGATCATCAGAGCCGCGTTCAGGTACCTTGTCAGCTGCTTCCTTCTGAATCTCTTCCATTGCTGTAAGAGGAGTAGTGTCTAGCTGCTCTCCGATACCGTCAGTGAGGACTGAATCAGAGATGAGATACTTCTGGGTGTCTAGTGTACCAAAGATGTCTCTTGTCTCTTGAGAAGGAAGGGCTTGCTGTGCAGTGAAGCGATAGACTGTTGGCTTCCAAGCTGTAGAAAATCCTTCAGCAGACCAGCCAGTATCGGTTACTTCTAGGAACTTTCTGATAGGCATCAGGTTCTGATCGTACTGCATCTCAGGGATCATCTCGACAATGTCACCCACTACAATAGGACGACCTAGAGCTTGGACCATTGAAGCGAATGATACAGTGCAGGAGTACTGGTCCATGATGTTGATACCGTACTTAGCAAGGTCAGACATGGAGTCAGTAGGAGAGTATTGAACCTTCAGGAGGACTGGCTCCTTAGCATAGTCTCTATCTCTATTCTCACCAAAGAAAAGATCTTGAATATTGTTGATGTCTGTAGGAGCAGAGTCGAATGCATCTAGAGCAGAGACTTCCCAATTGCCTGTACCAGTGAACAAGGTAGGGATAACACGGACCGCCTTTACCAGGTACGGCATCTGCAGGTTGAGTGTCTGAGGGAGAGGTGATTGGACCAAGTTGAAGATACCTACACGCTTCCAGTTGTAATAGACTGGGATAGTGAACATGTCTCCACCACCGTAAGGAGTAGACCCCTGATTGACAGTGAAGTTGATGAAGGTGCTAAAGAAAGGGGTGCCCACTGTAGCTGTATCTAAGCCAATGACAGAGCCATCTGGCAACTGTGCTAGAACGTTGAAGACGGTTGGAGTAATTGCTACTAATACTACAGTGCCGAGAGTAGCGTCAGAGCCCATGCTTGTCACAGCAACAGTTCCGTTACCTACACCAGTAAATGCAGGAGTTCCAGACAAGCATTCGCCATCTGCAATCTCTACCTTTACTTGTCGAGCGTATTGAGTAGCAGTGTTAGCTTGGGTGATAGCGAGGGAAGCAACCTTAGTCCAATTCTGCTTCTGTGGCTCATACTCTGTCATGCCATTCCAGATCAGCTTGATACCGAAGTCTATGCCTACATAAGAGCCGTTAGCTACTACTGCGGATCCAGACTGTAGTGATCTCCAAGGAACAGTTACTCCATTGATACCTGTTAGAGGATAGCCAGGATAAGGAGATGATCCAATGATTCTACCAGATGACAGGACAGAGCCTGTACCCTGCTCATGTACTCCTAGGAGCTTGAACAAGTTGATAGGAGCACCAGAGATATTGAGCGTCTCAGCTACATAAGCAGCTTGTCTTAGCTGATCGGCTGTCTCACAGTTGCCACCGAGACTTACCTTAGATATTTCCCATGAACCAATCTCAGGAGCATAAGGAACGTACGGCTTCAGGGTGTTGTTATCCGTCCCGATCTGAGCAGGAGTTCCATTCGGATTGTTTAGGCTTCCGCCGCCATCTTCACAAGGTAGTGTTGGCATTAGTGGTCTATCGCTCCACGTAGGTCGTGCTTGTTGATGAAGGCAGCTAACGGATGATGCATATCAGAGCGAGCCTTTTCGAACTCATCAAGGTTGATGACAGCACATTCACCTTGCGTCCAGACTTCTACATCATACGACACTTTGAACGTTGCACCTGTCTCTAGCTTGAAGTCATTCTCTTCAGGCTGCATTACATCACGCCACAGGTCGTAAAGGTTCTTGTAGCCATTCTCTTCGAAAGCTAAAAGATAAGGTTGCAGACTTCTCTCTTCTGCCAGCTTAGCTATTTCGAAAGTGATAGTCTTGAGTGCGTGTACTAACTTAGGATAGCTCTTCTCTGCTTCAGCTCTTTCAGCATCATTGAACTCTAGACAAAGGAAATTGTTAGTGTCAGAAACAAACTCATCCATAGACATGTACTTCACGCCTAGACGCTGCGTAAGAAAGGAAAATGCTCCCCATAGATCGGTCTCAGAGCAGATGCCAATCTTATTTGAATCAGCAGGAATGACAAGGTTCGTTTCACCGAATCCATTAGCAGTGCCAGAGCTTGTAGAGCAGATGAGTGCTTTACTTCTCTTTGGATAACCTTCCCAATCCTTATCATTGTCCATCCAGACAGTGTAGTAGTTGAGAGTGTTAGCAGACGTACGATTCATTCCATTCGTATTGATGATGCCGTACTCTGGAGCATCCATCCCTCTGAAGATAGGATACTGAGCCATACGCTTCAAGTACTGAGGAGCATTACGTTCAGCCCACTCTACTAAAGTCTCAGGAGAGCAGCCAACTGGACGATAAGGATTCTCAGTGAGGAACTGTTTGAACGATACCATTAGGATTTTCTCATTATTCTGTAACCATTGCAGTATTTACCATTTGCTACAGTTTTATAGAGCTTAGACATGCTTAATCCATTCTCTTCAGCAAACGTCTTTACATTGGTGATTATTGTCGTTCCTTGTGGAGTCTCTACTATCCATTGCTGCGCCTTCGCATTAGATCTATTCGCATGTTCTGCTGCTCTTTTTTCTGGAGTAACAGTGGCATAGTGCCGTGCTTGGGCTTCTTTCATTCGCTGCTTCGTCTCTTCACTGCGCTTCTGCCCGGTGTTCTTTGCTACGCGATTAGCAATCTGTTCTGGCGATTGCTTAGGCTTTTGATAACCGCTCGCTTTCAGTTTTTCCCACATTTGCTTTAATGAAGCAGACATTTTTGTTTTTGTTTCTTCTTTAAGCGCTTTGCCAGGTTGATTACCTGTACCACCAGTTCTAATGTTCATGCACATGGGATTTGCGCGAAGCTCTGGTGTAATAAGCTGCTCTTCACGAAGCGAGAGTGTCTTTCTATCAGGCAAGAACTCGAGCACTTCATAGGTGTGCTTTTCTTTACCGTACTTTTTAATAGACCTAGATAGAATAGATCCGCTACCCAAGTAGCCATCATCTAGGTTATCTGTTGAATGCATGCCCAGGTAGAACTTTCCAGTCACTATGCAGGTCGTCTTATAAATCACATGGAACTTTCGTTGATCTGCTCTATTCATAGCTTCCTCCTTAATGAAACTATTTATAGGGCTAGCTGCTAAAGTGTGTTCTAACCAATGAAAAACGCGGTATTGCCGAAGTTGACGCCACCATTACCTACTTCGTAATCAGTGATCTGGCGAAGGAGCTCTTGGAACTGTGTCTCAGCACGTGCTAGCAGAGAGTCACCATTCAGAGTAATGCCGCCATTAGGACCTGGAAGGTTGCCATACTTCGTTCTGATTTCACCTAACATCTCCCATAGCTCAGCTTGTGCCCAACCCTGTAGCCATTGCTTAGCCCATCTATCTAATAGGAGCTCTTGCTCAGTGCGTTCCATAACTACTTCAAGAACAACACGTTCTTCAGCTTGGTTGATTCTACGGAGGATCGTCATCTGTCTAGCAGCTTCATCCCATGTAAACATCAGATTGCCTGCGAAGATTTTCTCGTATGTCTCAGACAGCTGATTCATCAAGTGAATAGAGAGCACGTCTACGTTAGAGCCTTGATAGAGCTGGTTGAAGAAGGCTTGCGCATAGAGACCGGTCTCAGCTGATAGTGAGCTAATGCCCAGTGAGTTGATACGATGGATCTTCAGGACGTTAACGATCTTGTCTGTCTTGTCTCTAGGGTCATTCAGATAGTACATCGTCTGACCTTGACGAATCGTAAAGGAGATGTAGCGCAGCAAGTAAGCGTTATCAGCACGACGTCTGAATTCATCTAGAGCATTGTCGATAGCTACGTTGAACTGTTCCTCTGTAAGCTCTACACAAACATTAGGCCAGCCTAGCTGATTCTTCAAGACCTTCATTAGGCGAAGTCGTTCATCATACGAACCGTCTGTGCCTATACCTACCTTGTCTGAAGTAGGTGATCCTTCATTCTCTGTATCAGCCTTAACCCATGCATTGCCAGTCCATACCATCAGATCGCGTACGGATGTCTGATAGAAGAAGTCGCCTATCTGCGGAATGTAAGGATCGTGTTGTCCTGCTAGCTCACCATCTGCTACAATAGAAGTCCATACAGCACCTACTAGAACTTGCACTACAGAAGGAGCAGGAAAGAACCATGAACCTAGTGAATAGAACTTCAGCTCATAAGTAACTGGTGCAGAGATTTGCGCCTTGATACTTACGTAAGCAAATGAACCTACTACAGGAGTCGTTGGATAAAGAGCATACGTATCAGCAGAGCTAAAGGCAGCCCATGCAGCACCCATCTTTACACGAGTGTTAGTAGCATCACTATCTACCCAAGCCGATCCATTATAGAAGCGAAGCTTACGATCGACTGTATTGTAGAAGAGCTGTCCTAGAGAGATAGGAACAGTAGGACCTACGGGGATAGTCTTCTGTGGCGATTGAATCCATGCCGCCATCGTATCGTTCCATACTAGAACGATGTTAGAGGTAGGATCAAAGTACGCTTGCCCGTTGTAAGGATTCTCTGGAGGAGTTACAGAGTTAGGGATCGAACCTGCATAGGTGTCAGACTTCTTTTCAGAACGTGCTGATTCTAGAGGATAGGAATAGGTGCCTACCGTATAGTACTGTAGAACATTTGAAGCTGCATGGATCGACGCATAGTACAGCTTGTTAGGATCAATGTTCGTGACATCGACAGAAGCTTGTGCAATGTTGTCGCCGAAGAAGCCATAGAAGGCTGCTACTACCTGCGCTTCGCCGATCTTATCGACAGGAGCTGTCCAGTTAGAAGAAGCAACATAGCGCGTACCATCTACAGGAAAGTTCTGAGACGATAGCTTAGCTTCAGAAAGAAGAACGATTGCTCCGTCATAAGCACTAGGATTCGTAGGAAGAGTCCAGGAAAGGCGGAGAGTAGTCGGCGTAAGCTTAGTCGCCGTGATGTCAATCTGTCGGCCATCTACCCATAGCTCGTGGGTGGTTAGCTGAATGGAATCTGCCATGCGGATTTACCTTGAAGGATGAGGATGCATTCTGTATTTATGCTACCTCTAGAGTATTCGGGCAGGGCAGAGGTAAATACAGTCATCAAGAGGAGATCATCATGACTATCAAAGTGAAGCAGACTGCCCTACGCCACATGTTTATGCCTGGCGATACTGTGACAGGCGCTATTAAGAAAGGTAACCGTCATGATGTCACTAAGGAAGAAATGGTAGGACTTCTAGAAGCTTTCAAAGCTATCAATGGTGAAGTCAATATGAAGGCTGGAATGAGCGGCATGATCCCTATTCTACGCCGTCATCAGAAGGCAGTCTTCGGTTAACCGTTCAGAAACTCACCTAGCACGTCCATCATACCCTCTAACTCTACCTTACGAGCCTTCAGGTTCTGTACACCCTGAGAGATTGAACCTCCTTCATGCCGCTGCGAATAGCGAGCAA